GAAACATGGCATCCCCTCACGCAGTGGTCTTGGCTTCGCTTCCGGCAGGCGTCTGCCAGTCGTCTGGCCCGGCTTACGTTGTCGTTGTGTTCCAGATCACGCCACCGATCGGGTAGCAGGTGAATGACAGAATCAGCCGGCTGTACTTGGTGCCGAAATTGATCTCGTACGGATCTTCTCGGGGAATCGCCGCCAGGAAGTTCATGGCCCGGTCCGCATCGGTCGGCAGGAGCAGTAGCCGGTAGTAGGCCGCACTGGCGACGATCAGCGTCCCCGGCGCGACCACAGACCCGATGGCGAGCGAGCTGTAGCCGCCCGTTCCATTGGGGTTGCCGGTGACCCGGACCTTGGCCTCGACGGCCGTGTCCCATTTCGTCATCTCGAGCCGGACCCGGTAGAACGCGCCGAAGTCCTGAATGTCGATCGGCACCCCTTCGTCGCCGCCGTTCTGATCGCCGGGAATGTCGGTCGTCAGACGGGTGCGCGTGACGTTGGCGCCGTTGGCCGTCCAGCCCAGCGACTGCAGGGCGCGAGTCGTGCCGGTGTCGAGCTTGATCTCGCAGGCACCTGAGACCTGGGGGGTGGCAGCCATCTATGTTCTCCGTCTGTGCGGTCAACGGTTGTAGGGAAGTGCCCGCCGCGGGTAGCCATTCACGCGGTCAGTCACCAGGTTGTAGTTCGTGCTGTAGTCGATCGTGCTCGGCCCGGTGACAGACGCTTGGCCCGCCTCGATCACCAACGGCAGATTGAAGATGTTGGCCCCCGTCGCGAACTTCTCGAGCCGCTCGGTCTTCACCTTGCGGTACGATTCCATCCGCTCGGGGTTCCAGAACGGCTTCCGCTCATACAGATAGACCATCACGAATTCGCACGTGATGGCCTTGAGCAGTTCGAGGCTGTTCCCGGTAAGGCCGGTCAGGTCGGTGACGCTGTACCGGCCCCCCTTGAGAACAACCGATTCCAGTTCGGCGGATGCGCGCTGCAGGAACCGCAGGAGCCGCGTGTTGTACACGTTTCCCGTGGTAACCTGGTCGAGCGCGGAGATCTTCTCGTTGGAATCCGAGATGAGATCGCCGATCTCGCGCCAGTCGAAATAATCCTGCAGGTCTGCAACCGTCGCGTACGATGCCACGGGAGGAGCCTTTCTCCCCCGACGGGGATCACGCCACAGACTGGAACCAGAAACCGGACTGGGGCGCGGCAGCCTTCATGTCGACACAGTCGATCACGCGTCCGTTGGTGCGCTTGTTGTCGTCGTCGTACTTCGTCTCGACCAGCATGTCGTACTTCTTGTACGTGAACTGCTGGAGGAAGGAGAACGACGGCGTGCCGGCCGTGCCAACCAGGCCACCGGGCCGGGCCACCAGGAACGCGTTCGACTGCGCGAAGATCTGGGACCGGCTGACAGTGCTGGCCCCCTTCAGGCTGGTCGTCTTGCGGGTCTTGTCGATCACGACATTGAACCCGTAGAGGTTGCTGGGGATGTTGTAGAGGCTCGTGCCGTTGGGCAGGTTCCCCTGCAGCATGGGCCAGGCATCGCGCGACTGCTTGACCGCGTCGGTGATCTCCTGCGACAGGCTGATCTGGGCGGCCGTTGCCGATCCCATCACCAGGCAGCAGTCTTCGGGCTCGATGGCCGCCAGCGTGTCGTCGAGAATCTTCTCGAAGGCGTACATCAGCGAACGCTTGATGTCGCTGCGACTGGTCGTCGACTGGGCCCAGTTCCCGCTCGTGCCGGTAATCGATCCACCGAACACGGCCGAGGTATGGCCGGACGCATAGTTGCCGCTGGTCGTCAGCGAGTTGTACGCCAGCTGGGTCCGAACCGTCATCGCCTTCTGGGCGTGAATGTCGGCATGCTGGGCGATGATGTCCCACGACGCCTGATCGGTCGTCATGTCACCCATGCGGAAGGCATAAGCCTTGCGCTTCGCCAGGTACTGTTGCCAGATGAACGACTCGGTTCCGTCCGTTCCGCTGGGGGCGTCGGCACCGTCCGCCCAATCGTATTCGGCGGCGTTCGTGCTCATCACGCGGCCGCGCTCCTCGATCGTCATCTGCTGGTAGAGACCCAGCACGTTGTCGACCGGGACGATCTGGGCGTATTTGTTCAGCGCGAACTTCTTGGGGTTGCGGCTGAAATCGACAACCAGCTTGTTGCTGGCCTCATGGTTCGGAACGTAGACGTTTGGCGAACCGGGAAACACCGGATTGGGCATGGCCACCATTCCTTCTGGAAGGGCGCTCCCGGTAAGATGCAGGTGTCTAGGCTGGCATCCGCGGAAACGCGGGTTTCAGTTGGCCCCGGGACGGCTTCGAACCGCCCCGGGGTTTTTCGTTTGGTACGGAACTCGAAAACGGTCGATCAGACGAACTTGTACGGGTCGGTGACCCGGACCCGGCACAGCGCACCGGCGGGAGCGGTCATCAGGGCAATTGCTCCGACAACCGCGGTGCCGCTGGCCGTGACGCCATAACCGCTGGCATCGGCCGTCACCCGGTCTCCGGCGGTGAGGCCACCGGAGCCAACGGTCAACAGGCAGACGTCCCCCACCTGGTAGACCCGGCAGTTCTCGCCGGCGATGGCCGCGTACTGCGTGCCCGACAGCTGGGGAATGGGGGGCTGGTCGGTCGACTCCTGGGCGATGCCGATCAGAATGTCGGTGTTCGCGCTGGCGGCAATGACCGACGGCATCGCCTGGGTCGTGTCGATCTTGACGAAGCTGGACGGCAGGATGTTGCCGTTGGCGATGAAATTGGGGCGTTCCGCGCTCATGCGATCGTGGTCCTTTGGTAAGGCACTCGCGGGGAAGCCCGTTGTCTAGGCTGGCATCCGTCGCGACAGTGCGGGGGTGGCGTTGACGTTGTTCTGGTCTGGTCGACCGGCCGGAATCACCCGACCTTCGTGGAAACCTTCTGCGACTCGGCGGCCGCGCGTTTGGCGATGATGTCGGCCCGCACGCGGGAATACAGGGCCTTGTCCTCGACGTAGCCCGGCTTGCACTGTTCGGCGTAGCAGGCCTTGGCGACCTCTTCGCGGAACTCGTCGGTCTCGACGAACTTCGGCTCGCTCGACGTGCCGGGACGGCGTTCGAGGGACTGCGGCAGATCGGGGGTGTACAGGCTCATGCCGATCGGGTAGTGCGACGCCTTCGAGTACGTCGCGATCGTGTCCATGTGGCGTTCGAACTCTTCGTCGCTGGGCATCGTGGCCAGCGAGCACTTCTGACGCTCGGCCTCTTCGTCGATCGGATAGCCCTGCAGTCGCATGCCACGAATGACTGATTCGCGGTGCGCCACGCGACGATTGTTCCGCTCGGTGGCCAGTTCGGTTTCCGCCGCCGCGAGCCGGCTTTCGAGCTGGCTGTAGCGGGCCTTGTCCGCCCGCAGTTGCTCGCGCAACGCGTAGTTGGCCTTGGTCGGATCGTCCTTGTCGTCGTCGGGAACAGGGGGCGACTTCATGCCATTCGGGCCCTTGGCCTGGTCGTCGATCCCCTCGGTGAGCGGGGTCTCTTCCTCGCTCAGCTGCTCCTTCGGGGGCGGACCGCCGGCGGGGGGTGCGCCTGGGGGGGCGACTGCCGCGCCAGCGTCGGGGGCAGGCTGTTCGAGCGTCTGCTGCTCGGCCTGTTCGGCCTGCATCAGTTTCATCACAAACTGCATCGGGGGCGTTTCCATGAACGCCTGCACGACCAGATTGGCGTCTTCGGGCGTGATCGGCATCGGGGGGTTCTCCCTTTCCTCGGAATCGGTTACGGGCGCCGCGGCTTTCGTGGGATCGCCCTCGGAATACTGAGACTTCTTGCGGATCGTGACTTCCTTCGGGGGAGCCACGCACGACGCGCCGGGGAATGCGACTCCCGCGCTGTACTTGGCCAGGAGCGGCGGGCCCGAATACCGGGCGACCAGTTCGCCGTCGTGTTCGGAATAGTGAATGCCCATGTCGAGGGCCGGCGTATCGGCCCCCAGGGCAGTGATCGGGTCCAGGATGCGTTCTTCCATCGGCCGACCGAGATAGACCTCGGCGGACCGACGGGGCATTTCACGGGCCAGGTGCGACTTGTCGCGGAACCAATGTTCCTGCGCGAAAATCGCCCATTTCGGATCCTTGTTGCCGACCATCCCGAGACGGAACGGGCCGGAGAAGCCCAGCACGCGGGGCTTCGACTCTTCGCTTCCCTTGCGCGGCGTGTGCTTATCCGTGATCGGGGCGAAATCGCCGGTATCGGCGATCCGGTGATTCATGTTGTCACAGATTGACCGCAGGGCTTCGAAGTCGTACTTCTCGACCGCGAAGACCGGGTTGCCATCGTCGTCCAGCTGGGGCTTGCCGTCGGGATTGCGCAGCACGCGGGGGTATTCGTGCTCCTTGAAGACCGGCACGTGCTCGATGTGCGCGAACTGATCGTCACGGAACTTCTCGTAGGCCTTTCGTTCGCTGTCCGATTCCCCTTTCGACTCCCGCCAGGCCTTGAACACAACGGCGTTGCGTTGCTCGGCGTCCGGGAATTCGTCGGTCAGCGCCTCGTGCGCGCGTCTGACGAAATCCGCTTCGGATTCGCTGGGCTTCGGCTTGGGGATTGGCATGACTGGAAACGAAAAAAGCCCGCTGCAAGGCACTGACTTTTGGGGTCAGCATCTCGCAGCGGGCTTGAACAGTGTTCGGAGAACCGCAGCTCTAAATTGTACTTTTGGCGATCACTTCAGCTTCGTTCGGGCCATTGACCCGACACTGCATTCCGTGATGTCTCCCCCCACGATTTCCACATGGAGATTGACTTCGCCGTGAAAGCCTTCGTCGATCCGTTTCAGCAGTTCGACCTTTAGCTTTCCAACGAGAAGGGTTATCGCCCCCTCGTTGCGACGATGATTCTTGCTCTGGCTGTTTTGGTTTGTCAAGGGCAACCCTGAATCCTGCGCGCAGATTGCGCGCGGCCTTCAGTCCGAACTTTTACGGCGTTTCCTGGTAGACGATGTGACCGGCCACCAGCACCGCCGACCCGAGAACGACCTGCAGGGCTTCCCCGGCGACCGTTTCGAAATGTCCCGACGGACTGAACGGCATCGACAGCCGCGCCGCACTCGCCGTCAGTGAGTGCGCACCAGACAGAACTGTCGGCGTAGTCTTGGATTGAAAGGTCACAGCGCACGTTCCGGCGGACGTCAACTCGACCGCCAGCACGCGAATCTTGAGCCCGGCGACAGCCGCAACGACATCGAATGAGGCTGCCGTGTTCTGGCTGAACCGTACGAACTTGACCGGGCCGGTGGCTCCGAATGGTGAGGACACTGGAAAGCTCCTGAATGTTTGGGTTGCGGCTACAACGGCACGTCGTCGTCGACGCCCGCGGGGATCAGATCAAACTGCGACGGGTCAAAACTGGTGCCGTTCTTCTCGTGCTGCCAGTCGTCAAACGCATCGCCGACAATTTCCGCCGTCGAACGGGGGCGGCCCTTGCGCGCCTGTTCGGCGGAATGCGCTGCACGCTGGGCGGCTTCCTGCATGACGGAATCATGCCACGCTTGGGGGACGGGTCGGGCCCCCTCCCGGATGAAGTCCCAGAACTCCTGGGGGTCGCGGATCCCGAGATGGGGCTGGTTGTTGATGAACTCGTCGGCCGCCTCATCGAAGTGCGGCATGCTGGACCAGTCGCGACCCGAATTCTCGAACCGCGCCGCATCGCCAGCGGTCATTCCCGCCATTTCTCGGGCCAACTTCTTTCCGGCTTCGCGCTCGGCGTGAAACTCCTGGTGCGATTGCAGTACATCGCCAACGTGCTGCATGACTCGGGATGCGCTCACGCCATGCTGGCGGCCCAGTTCCTTCATCCGTTGCCAGGCCTGCTGCTTCCGCTCGCCTCCCTCGAGGGCGCGGGCCTGCTTCGCGGTGACCTCGTGACCTTTGATGCCACGGGATTCAGCCTGGGCCTGTCGATGCTCCCGCCGCTCACGGGATTCGTCCGGCTCATCGATCAGGTCTTCGACCTCTTCCCCCTTCAGGCCGGGGCAACCGGCATCGATCGTGCCGTTGCTGTTGACGTGCACGCTCGAGCCGCCGACCTTTTTCCAGCCGGCAGCGTGCTTCCCCTCGTTGCTGGTCTGGCGGGCCGGCTGGTGGCTGGTGTGGGACTGCGGCGGATGCTCGGGGGCGTTGGTGAAGTCGTACAGCGCCCGCAGGAAATCGGCGTGGATCTGCTGGTAGAGTGATCGCTGGCCCGGCAGTGAAGGTTCTTGCTGGGGAACGAACTGATCGAGCGGGTTGATCTGGGCGGGCCC